ATTAACGCTTTAGCAGATTTGTTTAGCTTGTTTTATTTGGGTATGGCTGGTGTTGTGTCTGCTTACTTTGGTGCTGCTGCTTTTATTTCTCGTGGTAAAAAGTAAATGGCTTTAAGTAAATCTCAACAGTCTCTTAACACTTGGACAGGTGCTGATTGGGGCACTAAGTCCGGTAAGCCTTCTACTCAAGGGCCAAAAGCTACAGGAGAACGCTACCTTCCTAAAAAAGCTATAGCAGCTTTGTCTGATCAAGAGTATGCATCTACCACAGCAGCTAAACGTAAGACAACTAAAGAAGGCAAGCAAGTTTCTAAGCAGCCTAAGAATGTTGCAAAAAAGACACAGGCTTATACCACTATGAAAAACGGTGGCATGAAAGTACATAATTACTTTGCTGGTGGTTTAGCTAAAAATATGATGCCTAAGAAGAGGAAAGTTTAGTGGTGTTTTTTGTACCTCCTTTATACGGACTTTATGTAGGTGCAACGGCGGCTGCTCCTCTTGTTGTTCGTGCGTTAAATTCTCCCGCAACAAAAAGAGTTGCTGATCAAGGTTTAAAACTTGTAGGTAAATTTAAGGATAAATCTCAAGCTAGTCGAGTTGCTAATTGGTTTCAGCGCCGCATAGTTACTCCGGCATCAGTAGATTCAACATCAGGTTTTGCAGGTGCTTCAACAGAAATACCGCAAATAGTGCCTCTTGTTGAAGAAGCTGGTGAATTAGGTTCTATGGTAGGAAAAAAAGTAGGTCCATTTATTATGTCTCAAGTAAAACCAGAAGATTTTGCAACTGGACTAACACAAAAAGATGAGCTAATAGATATGGATGATGTTAAAGCGGTTATAGATACAGCTTCAAACTTTGATGGCGCTACACCAGAAGAAGTTAAAGATTTAGTAGAGCAACATTTACTTACTGGGGAGACAAGTTAAAATGGCGGGAATAGTAAGGGCTATTAGAGAAGGACTACAAAACGTCACTAAAAGAACAAGGGATAGAATTAAACCCCAAACTACAGGCACATCTAAATCTGGTGTTGAATATGATACCTATGACATGACTAAAAAAAATCCTACTACACAAGCAGTAGCAGCTCGCTCACGAAGGCAGGGCCGCACTGAAGGTGCTGTAGCTGTTGCTGTTACTGCTACCGAGGCTTACAAGTTAGGTAATAGAATAGCGAAAAAAAACCTTACTAATCAAGAAATGATTAGAGAATACACAGAAGCATTACAAGATGATGGGGCAAGCGGAGAAGAAGTTAGAGCAAAAGTTAAAGAATTTAAAGAAAACTTTATTAAAGGAAAAACGCCAGATGTTAAATTTAATAAAGGTGGTTCTGCTAAAGGCATGAAAACACATAACTACGTAGCCGGTGGATCAGTAAAAAATATGATGTCTGGTGGTTATATTACAAAATCGAGGAAGAAATAAAATGGCAGGTATGCGGGGATTACGTGGTATTATTAAAATGCTTAAAGATGCTGTTGCTGATCCGGGAGATAGATCAAAACTAGCTAAGGCTAAATCAGAAGCTAAAGCAGCGTTAAAAGCTTTAGATGACAAGGGTGCGGCAGCAACAGCTAGTGACGATAAAAATGCTGCACAGATGCAAAGGTTACTGCGGGAAGCTTCAGGGGCGTCAGTTTCAAGAACTGCAGGAAGAACTCCGGCCAGAGAAACAGCAAGGGGAGGTGTTCAGCAAGTTACCCGCGACGGGGCTACCGATTTAGGCACTCCTGCAGGTACAAAGTCTTCGGGTAGTGGTCGAGGCACAATGGTGCAAAGTAAGGTAAGACCTCAAACTTTAGCTACAAGGTTTGATGCTTTAAAACCCGGCGCTAGACGCGCTGAACAATTAAAAGGGGATGACTCTATATATTCAAGTGTTATGAAACAACGTGCTGGTACTCGCTCTACACGCAAAGGTACACCAACTAAACTAGCCCCGGTAGGCAAACCACCTGCAGGTTTTGGTAAAGGTGGCCTAAAGAAAGCAAAGTCTACATATAAAAAAGGTGGTGTAGCAAAAAAGAAACCTGTTAAGAAGTTGGCTAAGGGTGGCTTTCCTGATCTAACTGGTGACGGTAAAGTTACAAAGAAAGATGTTCTTAAGGGTCGTGGTGTTGCCATGAATATGGGCGGCATGAAAAAGCAGTACGGTTCTAAAAACTACATGTATGGTGGTTCTGTTATGGGTAAGAAAAAGAAGTAATAGAAGAGCGGAGGGGGCATTACCTTGACAACTAGAAAAAAAAGCAAAACAACTGTCAGTAGCAAACTTAGAAAGTTGAAGGGTAAGCCTCCTCCTCTTATAGTTTCTATAGCTATAATTACACCTAAAAAGAAAAAGAAAACTAAAAAGAAAAAGAAAAAAAGGACTAAGGCATAAGTATGGAAATTAATGAGAATATTAGTCCTACTGTTGTAGCCGCAGAACTAGCTGCACATGAACGCGAATGTGCTGTTAGATACACCACTATGGAAAAACAACTAGACAGCTTAGTTGGCAGAATTAAAAGATTAGAAAGTCTTATTATGTTATCTACTTTATCTAGCATCATTGCTGTGATAACTATTTTTTGGACAGTACTAGGTAGCTAAATGATTAGTACTCTTACAGGTGAGGTTCTTCCTACTGTCCAAGCTACATCTTCTTTTGCTTGGCAAGAGATAGCTTGTAAGTGTGGATGTAACGCTGCATATGTACAACAAGATGCTTTGAATAAATTACAAAGCCTAAGAGATTTATTAGGTAAGCCTATCATACTTAACAGCGCATGTAGATGTCCTATTCATAATGCTAGAGTAGGTGGTGCCCCACAAAGTCAACACAGGGCAACAGAAAACAATCCCTCAACTGCATTTGATATTTCTTTACACGACCAAGATAAAGAAGCAATTATATACGCAGCTAAAGCAGTAGGCTTTAAAGGGTTAGGTATTACCTACAATTCTTTTGTTCATGTAGATAACCGGCCTATAGTAGCAACATGGTAAACATATGTTTGAAATCTTAGGTTCTGTTCTTACTGGTGGTGCTACAGGCATTATTGGTAGTATCATAGGTCAAGCAGGTAGGTTCTTAGAAACTAGACAAAAGCTTAAGAAAATGAAGCTTGAGTTTAGTCAAGAGTTACAGCTTCAAGAAATGCAAATTGAAGCACGTAGTGCAGAGCTAGAAAGTGAAAGAGCAATTGCAGAAGAAAATGCTGCTGCTTCTATCAAGACAGCTTCTTATGCACACGATGCTTCTTATAGTGGTTCTGTAATAGGTAACATTCTTAGGTTTGTTCGTCCTATATTAACTTTTATGCTGTTAGGTTTTTCTGCTTATGTGTTTCTTCAAGCTATAGGTGATCCTGTTATTAAACGTGAGATTTCTAATCAGATATTGTTTTTAACTACTACTGCTGTTACTTGGTGGTTTGGTGATCGGAGCATGAAAAAATAATGGAACGTGAATATACTGAAAAACAACAGGCTTTTTTACGTGTTATATTTCACGAAGCCAATGGCGACTTTAATGAAGCAAAGCGATTAGCTGGATACAGCGATAATACTAGTGTCGGAGAGGTTATTAAAACATTAAAAGATGAAGTACTTGAACTCACTAAAGAATATTTGGCTCTCAATGCTCCTCGTGCTGCGATTGGTATCACAGGAATTCTACGTGACCCCGGTCAACTGGGTACGGCAAACTTACTCAAAGCGGCCACTGAAATTTTGGATCGAGTGGGCGTTCAAAAGACGGACAAAGTAGAAGTGGCAGCACCTAACGGTATTATGTTGCTGCCACCTAAACAAGTTGACGAAGAAGAAGAATAGATTACCTTACTATGAGTTGCCTGATCCGGTAGGTCTACGCGACTCAGAAGGTAATTGGATGCAGATACCAAGGATTAGCAGAACTATTCCTTTTGGTTATGTACAAAACAAACACGATCCTGATATACTTGATCCTGTGTTACTAGAGTTAGAAGCTTTAGACTTAGCACGACAGTATGTAAAAGAATACTCCTACCGAGAAGTTGCAAGGTGGTTAAGTGACAAAACTGGACGATCAATTTCCCACGTTGGCCTCAGAAAGCGAGTCAACACAGAAAGAAAAAGAAAAAATAAAGCTACGGCTTACCGCAACTGGCTTGCCACGTATAAAAAAGCCCTCGAAAAGCTTGAAGAACTTGAAGTCAAGCACACAGGCTCGAAAGAAAAAGGCAGCAGCGAGGAAGAAAGCCGAGCAACCGCCTGAACCTAAGATAAAAGAAGTTAAATCCAGTAGTAATACGGTTAAACTTTCTTACGAAGAACATAATGTAGTATTTAAACCTAATGAAGGTCCACAAACAGACTTTCTTGCTACTAGTGTACGCGAAGCACTATACGGAGGCGCAGCAGGTGGTGGCAAAAGCTACGCTATGCTTGCTGATCCGTTAAGATACTTAGTACACCCACAATTTTCGGGACTATTGCTCCGTAAAACTACGGAAGAACTTAGGG